CATTCGAGGTGTATAGAATTTTTTCTTAGTTGGACTCCAAACTGTAATTCTTTCATCTACTAATTGTAGGAAATCTTGGTCCGCTGACAATATAGTAACATCTTCATCTAATAAAGTGTGAGCTATATAAGCTATTGTGTCATCAGCTTCAATTCGGTCTATTGAAATAACGTTAATAGGAAGAAAATCTAAATATTCAATTAAACGAGAAAACTGAATTTTCATTGCATTTTTTTCTTCAGAAGCATTTTTAAATGCATCCCATCTAGTAATTCGTTTACCAGGTTTTCTGTTAGCTTTATATTCAGGATGTATTTTTCTTCTACGTTGGCTACCACCTTGACCATCATAAACTACAATTACTCTAGTTGGGTTTACTTCTCTAATAGCATAAGCTAATGATCTTAAAAAACCAGTTAGTCCTCCTACAGGCACACCATTGTCATTTAGGGCTCCATTTACTGCGAATGCTCTTAAATAGAGGTTTAAACCATCTACTATTAACACCCTATTATTTACCCCTAAATCGCCCGGTTTTTGAACGTTATCTAATAAACTGAATATATCCTCCATTATGAAAGATTTTCATCAATTTCAATGTCTGGATCTAATTCTTGTGGATCTTCATGTTGATATTTCATAACATAAGCATCACAAGTGTCTCTATACATAGCTTCTTTAATTTCAGGTCTTTCTTTACATAATTTTTCTAATTCTTTACCTGAAAAAGTTACTATTTCACCTGTTTCGGTGTCTGTGTATTTACAAATTGGGCCTGATTGTTTGCAAACTTTGTAGTTTTTCATTAGTTTTAACCAACCACCATAATTGTCTATACCTTGTCTGTAAAAAACATTGTATCGAACTTTTCTGTTTGGTGGACCCATTCTGTTTTTAACTACTATAGCTTCAACTTCGGAGCCTACAACTTCATCCACCCCATTGATTTTCTCTTTAAGTTTCCCAACTTGTTTGAGTCTTAATCTAACTGATGCATGAAATTGTAAGGCTTTACCACCGGAAGTAGTATATTGATCAGCAAATGGCATTGCGCCCATCTTTTGTCTTAGTTGGTTCGTGAATACTAAAAGTATTTTTTCCTTACCAATTAAGTTAGTAATTTTACGCATAGCTTTGGATAAAATGATTGCCTTTTGAGTGGCATAACCATCTTTTTCAAAGTCAGCGGCTGACTCAATTTTAGTGGTAGCTGCGGCTACTGAATCTACAACAATAGTTACAAGTTTATTAGGATTCTTTTCTCGGACTTTGAGTATAACATCTTCAATTGCTTCCATGATGTCCTCAACTGTCTCTAATGGTAAATAAACCATCTTTTCAACGTCGACTCCAATTGCTTGTAAAAACTGTGCGTTTAACGATGACTCAGTGTCAATGTATACCGCAATACCATCTTTCTTTTGTGTGTTTGCTATAACGTGAGATGCTAACAGAGACTTTCCACTTTGTTCTAAACCAGTTATTTCAACTATTTTAGAAACGGGCAATCCCCCATCAGGTCGATTTGAAATGGCCAAATCTAATACTGTTGACCCCGTAGATACCCAATCATTAACGTCAGTTGGTGAATCTTCACTGCCATCTAGAAAATAAGCTACTCTGTGATGGGTTTTGCTAAACTTCTTGTTTAGCGAATCAGCTAGAAGTCCTGTCAGTTCATCTCTATTTGTGTCTTCTTTTTTCTTTTTTGCCATTAGTCGAATAATTCATCAAGTTTATTATCGATAGTCTTTTTAGTTTTAGAAGGTGCTGCTTTTACTTCAGTTTGTTTTCCTCCATCTTCTTCAGATGGTTTTAAATAACCTTGTAATTCGTCCTTCATTTCTTCAAAAGTATATTTCTTAAATAAAGAAACTAAATCCTTTTGATTTTCTAAAAGTGATGTTGCTTTTGTAGCATCATCTACCAACGGTGTTTGGTTTGGTTTAACACGGATTGTTGTTGTGTTAAACATTTTACCTGTTTCTGCTGCTGGGATTACTTCTACAGTAACGTCACGTCCTTTTTGAATGTCCGTAATATCACCATAATCTTCGTCAGCCATAACACCTAATAGTTCTTGATAAACCATTTTTCCAAATTCATAAAACCTAACTCCTTTGTCTTCTTCTCCTCTTACTAATACTGGAGCAAATACACGAAGTTTTGGGTATAATTTTTTAGCTAATTCCATATTTTCACTGTCACCTGATTTTTTTAATTGAGTGGCAAATTCTAAAATTGGATCTGATTCGCTAAAGTTAGACAAAGCAATCATTCTTGGTTTACCAATACCGAAGTAAAAGTATAATTCCGAGAACGGAAAGTCTTTGTTGTGTGTGTAAGGTACTATTCTTACTACTGATTTTTCACCTACTGGTGGTCTCCAAAAATTGTTTTTGAAGTCGCTAGAGCCACCTCCCCCTTTGTTGTTTAGCTTTGCTAAACGGTTCTTGATTTCATTTAAATCCATGTTATTGTTTTTGTTAATTAAATGTGAATGTTATCTTATTACTTCATGTAATATATGAAGCATTTTTGGCTAAACCAAATTTTTCTACTAAAGATTTATGATTGTTTTTACTTTCGTGTCTATACGATTAAAACCCTCTGTTTGTATCAGTAAGATACAATTTCTATAATCATTCCAATTTACAGCGAATGACTTGTCTAAAACTCCATTATTTAAACTCTTTATTACTTCATTAAGTGCATTAATTGTGTATAAAGTGTTTGTTTGTTTTTTTCTGTGTACTAAAATAGTATTGTCTACCATAGTATCTCTTGTTGAATTATTCATGTCTACATTATATGTAAGCATAATTTTTTCCCCATCCAAACTTTCTAACACAAAAAGTTTATTAAAGAGAATAACATAAGATGTTTGAATTGTGTTTGCTACTTCTTCATATGCATCTACTGTTGTAAAAGTACAGTATAATCTGTTGTTCATAAATAACCGGAATTTTTCCGAGTATAAATATGAAATTTAAATTAAAGCACCATAATGTGTACCCGTTTTTAATTTCACAGGGAACTTATCGTTAAGTATATTCTGTAAATCAATTAATGTTTGTTTACCATCAGATTTAGCTACATCAAATACAAACGCATCATATATGTAAAGAACTAATTTTGTTTCCTTTGTTTTTAAATAATCTTGTATAATTTTTATCTTACGAATGTTGGTTTCTGTTTCGGTAGCTTGTATGTAATAATTGAATAATTTTTGTGAATGTATTTTAGGGTGGTCTTTTTTCTTAATTGTATAACTACCACATTTGATTTCTCCTTTTTTATTAAATTCTTCCCAAATAATGTCTATAAATTGTTGTGTTTTAAAGAAAAAGGGGTGATGTAAGTTCGCCTTGTCTATACCTCCATATATCTGTTTGAATGTAAGTGTTTTACTTTCTTTATATTGTTGTGGGGTAATTTCCTTGGATTTAAAATAAATTTCCGCGAGTGTGTTGTGTACATTGCCCTCGAATTGGTAGTCGACTATATCGCCTATTAGGCGGGGATGATAGCCATCATAATCCATTTCTACAAAAAAGTTGTTATCTGGTTCGAAACAATCACGTTCTCCATTATCGTGTTTTAGTCCAACAAAATTTAATCCATTAAAGTTATTTACAGGTCTTCCGGTTGTAGTGTATGGGTTATACCATCCGTATATATGGTCTTCTTTTATGGAGAATTTTTTGCTTTTTAGTGTAAAGTAGTCATCAAACTTGTCATTGAATTTTAATGCATTCTTCTCTAATTCATGTAAGACAGGCAATAATATATCGTTAAAATAGTCATTAGTTTCCTCGGGAGAACAATCGATTATAGCGCGTAACTTAGCTTCGCAGCGCTCTAGGTGTTTCCCTATAGGTATCATTTTATTCACCTTTGTCTGCGGGAATTTTCGACAATACCATTGGTGTGCTTGGGTTGTATGTTTGTCCAATAAATGTATTGTATGTTGTATATCCGTATACGGGATGTGTGGGGCCGCGTGTAAAGCGGCTTTTTTATCTAAAACAACAAAATCATAATTTGCCAATATACTTAGTATAACATCTTTATCCCAGTTTATACATTCTGTGTGGTTAATCGGTATTATATAACTTTCAAAGTTTACATTAAGATAAACAGCTATGATTTCAGCTAACGCAGGGTGTGTGTTATCATTACCCTGAATAAATTCAAGATAAGGTGATTCACTATTAGACAGTTTGTCTTTTAGCTTGTTTAGTTGGTTTTTTGTTTCGATAAGATAGAACATACCTTATCAATATATGAAAAGTTTTTTAATAAACCAAATTATAAATCAGATATGTTTACTTCTCCATATTTTATGATTAGTTTTTCTTTATCTAATGAACTAAACATATTCCATTGTTCTAAAGTAAAAGTAGGAATTTCATCTAACATTTGGTTTGGATTTTTTAAATTTTTTAATAAGTTTTTATCTTCTTCAAATCTTACATATTCATCAAACGGAGTAAAAATTGATTTTATATATGGGTTTTTTTTATAATGAGTGATTAATATTGATTCATTATTAAAAACAGCATCCTCTCCTATTAACCCCCATTTAACATTACCTATAGTGTATAAATTATTATCCATAATAGATTGAAATTCGTCCATATATTTTTTACTAGTTTCGTATATTATATTGGGTTCATTATTTTTATATAAATAAAATCTAGTAAAATGTCCTTTTTTATAGTCTTTTTCTGTTGGTTGGGGTTTTGTTGCTGGTATGTTTCTTTTTGTTTTTAAAAGATTAAACATATCTTTTCCGGTGTCAGAAGAAGAATATAAGAGTGCTCTTTGGTTTCTATCCATATTAGTAGTAGGATCTTCTAATAATTTTAAAGGGGGACCATTTAATTTAGTTCCCGCTATATATGAGTTAGTAGATGTGTGGATATATTTACCTATATATTCTACATTATCACTAGTAGTGGCTAATAACCCTCCATTAGTATATTTTATTGAGTATTTTGATTTAGGTAAATACATTAGCTTTCTCCTATTTGTTTAGTTCCACTTAATGTGTCTCCGTTATTAAGATCAAATTCCATAAAATCAGGTCGGAAGTCTGGTTTTTGAGGGTTGCCTTCCTTTTGTGCTAATTGCCATCTAGTATGTATAAGATTTATAACAACATTTTTAACATATGTTTTTTTAATTTGTTTATTAACTCCTGTTCCTCCATAATTTCCAAGATTCCCCGCTCCTGTTTTTACAGATCCTAAAACATCAGACATGGATCCATTACTTCTAGTTGCGTATTTTTGGGCAGCATAGGTTATAACGGGAGCTGATGCCCATTCCCAACCTACATCATTTACAGCATTAATTAGGTCTTGTTCTGTTCCTGAGTTTTCTCCTTTTACATATTTTCTTAATCTAGATCTTTTTTGTAAAATTAGTATATCTCCTAATTTTTCTTGCATTGGTCCATCAAATATATCATTATCATTCCAATGTGGAGGTAAATGGTTTCCATTCAGAGTTTTTGGTATTATTTGGTATTTACCTGCTGCAAATATATGACATCCATTAATATCCATATTATCATTATAAGGCCCTCCTGTGTTTTTAGAACACCCATCAGATGCTGGTACCCTATGAGGTTCTTTCATTCTTCTATTTAATTCTTTCATAGTTAAAGTATTAATAGGAGGTTTTCCTAATGCGTCTTTATTTGATTTACTTCCTTTTACGGATGAACATGGCATTGTTTCGTAATTTCCTCCTGGTTCACCTGCACCATAATTATAAACTCCATAAGGATAAGGACCATCTGTTCCTTCAAGTTGACTTAAAAGATCTTTTAATGGAGTTAATTCTGTTCCTGTACCTCCATCAACTGTATTTTTTAATTCACTAAGTTTAGTCATTCCCGCAGCAGGTGTTGAAGGTGTTTGTGTAACTGGAGTTTGAGTTGTAGTTGTTGTTGTTTTAGTAGTTTTTGGTCCTGTAGCTACTACCCCAACAGATGCTTTTGTAGATGGGGCTGTTTGGAAAGGTAATAAAGTTAATTGTCCATTTATAGTAGTAGTCCAATCATTTCCTGCTGTTATTTTTTGTGATTCACCTGTTGTTACAAAAGCTACGTCTGATTCTTTATAGCCTCTAGGTAGTCTTGTAGGATCTATTGTAAATACATTTCCTATTACAATACCCCCTATACCATCTAATTTAGCGTTAAATTTTAAAGGAATTACTGATGACGCATTAGGCATTTTAGGGGTAGGTTTGGGTTGTCCTATATAGTATTTTGTACCGGATAAAGGTCCAGATGAATATGTTCCATTTGAATTTTCATAGCCCATTATTCTTAACACTTGTTTAAATAATGATTTTTGTTTAGTAGGAGCAGAATATACATCAAAAACTGAAAATCCTCTACCATCAGCTGCTTCCTGATCTCCTGCTTCCGTTTGACCATATCCTATACGAAGCATTGCATCAAAAACAACTAAATCCTTAGCGGTGTTTTCTAGGTTTTCTGCTTTTTGTTCGTATCTTTTTTTCCATTTTTCCTTTTGTTCATCAGTTGGTGGAGTTTTTTCTGTGTTTCCTTTTGATTCTATAAATCTACTTTTTATATTTTTTGCCATTGCTGCAAAAGTAGCTCCATCTAAATCTTGCATACTATCTGGGTTCTGCATAGCTATTCCTATAGTAGCTGATAAAGCACTAGGAATAAGTGAATTATAAGTGAAATCTCTAACTATTGTTGAATTTCCTTGAATATTCATTTGATGAATTTTTGTAGGATCAGGTAAATCAGCTTCACATACCTGCATATCAATTATTCTTATTAGGTCCGGTTTTTCATGGTCTACATGAGGTATAAATTTATGTGCTCCTCCACATGCCTTATTTACACCACTCCAAATAGCCTCTAGGTATTTGTAAATACTAAAATCGTCTTTTCTGATATAGGTATCATCTTCTTGATCATATGCCATATCTTGGTATGTATTAATTAAATAATCTATATTAAACATAATATTACCTATAGACCTTAGTTGTTCTTCTTCTTTTAAATTTTCTATATTAATAAAATCTTGAATTTTTGACCTTTTTGGATCAGTGGGAGAAGATAAATACATTAAATCAAAAGGAGGATAATTTAACCATTGAGAATTAGTTTCTCTACCCCCAAAATCCCCTCCCTTACATCCATGAGGTAAAAAACAAACACTATGATCAAAAGACCTATCACACATTTGAGCTGGTGTTCTGTTTAGAAATTTTGTTGTTCCCTCTGGAGTATATGAATAATGGAATCCTGTTCCGAAACCCTTCATTGGTACATCAGCATATGTGTATGGTCTTAATCTTGTTGAAGGGTGTGATGATCTTGTATCTCCTAATGTCCCCCCTGGATTATGTTCTTCATTTTGGATATATTTTGTTGCTATTTTTATTATAGGTTCATTAAGTGATTGTTCATCTATATTATCACCTGCTCCTTCTGTATCGCTGTTAGCTAAAGGAGTTATAGCATATTTATTTAACAAGTAAGCTACCGCATCCCATTTTATAAAACCCGTTTTCCATCCTGCTCCTGGCCAATCTATATCATTTAACTTTCCATCATTTACTTCTTTTTCGTTATTTTCTAAATAGGCATGAACATCCTCATGTGAATATCCAGGCATTTTATTTCTAACACCATGGTGGTTTAAAAAATTAGTTATATAATCACTTTTTAACTGAGCTTCAGTTTTTGCATATGAGTTTGGTATATTTTTAAAATAATCATTAATTTTATCTAAATCAAAATACATAAAAGCTCTTTCTAAACACGCTACATAATCTTTAATAAATTCTTTATTATTAGCATTACTCCCCGACCAAAGATTCTGCATTCTTTCAGCTTCTTCAAGTGATACTTGTGTAAAATTATTAATATTTTTACGTTTCCATGTGTATCCATAAACTTCATCTGTCATTAATAAATAACATTGTAAATCTATTAATATTAACTGAAAAGCATCTAAATCTCCTTCATCTGGTTTAAATTTATCATATAACTCTCCTAAAGCATTAACCTCTGCATCTAAATTAGGACCTCCTCCTGTAGATTCTACTGTAAAAGGGGCTAATACTTGACCAGTGTATGCTGATGTTCCTCCTCTTCCTTTTAAAGATTCTATAATTTCTCCCATAGCAGTTATTTCTGTACTACAGTCAAAACCTCCATCTTTTCTGGCTTTAAAAGCAAAGTTTTTACACATACCCATAAGACCATCATAATTCCCCCCTGTTTTTTCTTTATTAGATATAATTTTCCTATATACAGCATTCATTCCCCCTTGGTCTTTGTTCCAAAATTGAGGCATAATAGGTAGAGATGAGTCTGTTATTAATTTTCCATCATTATTTACATAAGTTGTCCATCCCCATTCTAGTAAAATGGGAACTCCTGGTCTCATATAAAGTAATTCTAATATTTCTAATTGACGTTGATTATGGCATTTAAAATTTATTTTTCCTTCTCTAATAGAACCATAAGCTGATTTTGTTTTTATTGTAGCATCTATAATTCCCGGCATTGGTACTATACCATAATCGTCCCCATTTTTATTTATAGAATTACCCCTAGTAAGAGCATCTCCATAAGTTGAATTTTTTTTATTTATAGCGTTAGTCCATCCTGATTTTGGTTTGGCATTTATTAACCAATCCATTGTTGGTTTATTGTTTGAATCTACTGTTTGAAAATCCTTGTGTTTATTTCCTGTGTTTAATGTTCCTCCTTCTAATATGTACATTTTAGCTAAATCAGACCCTGCTGTTATTCCTTGGTCTAATTCCCATGGTTCTAAAACATTATATACTCCTGCGTGTGTTAAGTCGGCCCCTGAGCACATTCTTATAACGCATGTTCTGTTTAATGTATTTGCATAAAAAGCCCCATAAGGTATATTTACCTTACTCCCTCCTGCTGCTTGTGAGAATTTTAATGTTCGTGAATTAAATCTAGAATTACCATCATTTCCTAAGCTAATAATAGCTTGTCTTAGTTCTAGTTGTTTTTTAACATATTCTCTAAAACTTTCTTTAAATATAGACATAACTTATTGATTATTTATTTCTTCAAATTGTTCTACTATTGCATTAACATTAGCAGGTATTCTTACTTGAGCTCCTACTGGTATATATATACTATCTCGGGGAACCAAATTAGGATTAGCTATATTAATAACCCACCATAAATCTACATCATTATAAAATCTTTTAGCTAATAAATCCATTCTTTGATTTACGGTTGCTACTATATATATATCTTCTTCATTAATAGGGGGAAGAGGATATAATACATTTCTATAATGTTGTTTAAACGATTGGTCTTTATATGTTTTTGTTTTTATATTTAATCTTCTTGGTTTAGGCATATCTAATATTATTAATCATCACCTGGAGGTGTTAAAGGGGTTGCAACTTATTCTGGTACTGTAACTTTAGCTAAAGTTAAAGGGATTTCTGGAGCATCTATAGGGATTGATTTAATAGGAATTGATTTTAATGAAATTATTTCTTGTTCTGATCTTGTTCTATAGTTGTCTGGAGTTCCTACTTCTTGTAATTTTTTTTCTTTTAAAGGTTCTGAGTCATTTTTTTGTTTATATAATGGTTTTTTGGCTTCTTTTTGCCATCCTTGAATTGTTGCTCTTGCTATATTCTTTTCAACATCAACTTTTCCTTCATCTTTATGTCCTTTTGGATGTAAATTATTTTCTAACGTAGGTTGATACCATCTTTGCATATTATTAGGTATTGATCTATTGTTTGTATGTTTCATCATAAATGGAGAATCATTAATAGATTTTTGTGGTAAGAAGTTATGGATTGGTTGATATGTACAAGAGACATCTAATACATGAGGCATTATACTCATACCATCTTTATCTTGTCCAGCTTCCCTATGACTAATATTTATTTCCCATGGGTAATTTTTATTCCATGATACATTAACTGATTTAAAAAATCCAGGTACTCTATCAAGCCAGTCTCCTATAGTTAATTTCATATAAGGTCCTCTCATTCTAGTACCACCCCCATAATCGGGTGCTGTATTACTTACAAGATAATTTAATTTTCTATATAAAGGCATCATTTCATGACGAGTTTGAGCTGCTATTTTAAATGAAAAACTTACTGATCTTGTAAATTTATCATAAATGTAAAAATCTTCTCCTCTACCATTATAACTAATTGTATTCCATTTACCTCCATAATTATCTTTTAAAGAATCTAAAAGGGCTCTAAATACCATTACATTACTAGTATTTGGAGAATCTGTGTTAACTGCTTCTATTTGAAATCTTATAAAATCTCTTACTTCTGTTTGTGCAAAGTTTCCTTGGGCTTTAAAAATATCTAAAGCATTTATTTTATCAATTGTATCTAAATCAAATTTATCATAACCATCAGTAGTATCACCAAATATATTTGTACCTGCTCCTTTATTTATTAGTTTACCTGGATTTCCTATTAATACCCTATTTTCTATGTGGTATGATCTATTTGCCCCATATACTGTTGTATCATAGTTTGTATACATAGTATCTACTCCTGCTTCTTTTTTAAGTCTTCTAAAATCAACAACATCTGAAACCAATATAGGGCTGTATCCTGATCCCACACCTGTTTTTGGGTGAGTATAAGAACGATCATTATAATAATTATTTGGGTCAAAACCATGTCCTGCTTCTGGTTCTACTATATCATTTTCTACCCTTCCAAAACTATTTTGTTGTAGAGGGATATTGTTAATACCCCCTATTTTTCCTGATGGTATACTATTAGGAATTGATGTATCATAAAGAGCTAACCCTCCATTTCTAGATAACCAATAATGCCCATAGGGAATATACCCATATTCTGATCTTATCCATGGTTTATCATCATATAATGTATGACCAAAAGAGGTACCATTAGCTACTGGATATTTTCTTATTCTTGTTTTTCCTATACCATAAGTAGAATCCGGTCCTCCCTGATAATCATATAATGTAGCATCATATTTTCCTGTGCCCGTTAATGCTTTACCTACATTACTTATAAATTTACCAAATTTTGATTTCTTTTTAGGTTTTCCTTCTTTCTTTTTTACTTCAAGTGTTTTAGTATTTGAAATAATTTCGTTTCCAAATAGATAAAGTAATCTATTATCTTGTTTTTTTAACTTCTCTTTATCAACTTCAATAGCTTGTTGTGGGCTATTAGAAATATTTTTTACCCATTCTTCATATCCTTTACTTTCAAAAATAGGATTAGTACCCTCTCTTTTTACATGACCTCCAAAAGCAGATACTGCTACTTGGGCTAATGTAGTTGCTCCAAAACTCCATTTTCTTTGGTTAGGTGCTCCTGATTTTCTTGTAGGTTGAGTTATTCTAGGGTTTGTTTTTTGAAGTTGTCTTTGTTTTATTGACCAAGCTATACCTTTAGAGGTAGTTAAAAATTTACCTATTCTTATAACATCTCTTAAACTTCTATTAGCAGCTGTCATTATACCTCCCCTAATAAAACCACTTGTTACATTATCAAAAAATCTAGTTGTAAATGGAGGGACATCTATAACTGGAACTTGTACACTATTACCATCTACATCTATTGTTTTTTTACCTATTGGAGGTATATCAAATATAAGACCAGGAATATTATTTATTCCAGGTAATTTTCTAACCATAAAAGGTTTACCATTATGGGTATTATTATCATTAGGTGTGTTATGAGATATATTTCTTTGTCTAAATCTATTTTCTTTTGACGCATCAAATATTCTTGTATATGATTTGTCAGTGTTAAAGCCCCCATTAATTATAGAGGTATTATGTTGAGGGTAAGCTGCTAGCCCATCACTTTTTTCTCTTGATAAATCTACTGTTAATTTTTTTAATCCCATATTTTAAAATGTATTTCCATATTCTGGATGAGTATATCCTGATGGGCTTAATGTTGAATTTGCATCTGCTCTATCAAAAGGTGTTGGGTTTATATTGGGCCAAGTTCCTCCTGGTTGTCCTTGTGAATAATTAGATGTTTTTATTCCTCCAAAAGGGGATGGGTGGGTATTATGATTAGGCCAATTTCCTGAATGTTGGTCTGTCATTAAATCTTTTAATAATGATGATTCTCTACCTTTGTCAAAAGTAGCTTCATTTATTGTTGTATTATTACCTATATCTAAATCTGATTTATTTACTTTGGGCCATGTAGCTCCTGGTTGACCTGCTGAGTAAGAAGAATCTGGGTTTACAGTACTTTCATATAAACCCATTATAGAAACTGTGTTGTGTATATTTGAAGCTTCTCCTTGACTAAAATCGGGTCCATCTAATCCATCTAAATCTGCAAAATTTGTTGATTTTACAGGTACGGGGCCTATAGGTACACTTGGTGCTATTGTTCCTGGTGCTATTCCTTGTTTCCATCCTTGAGGGCTGTTATATGCTTTAGCTAATTGTGTAGGGTTTGGGTCTCCAGTTTCTCCATGTACTTGACTTGGGTTTCCTTCTCCCACATCAAATTGAACTCCATTTTGGCCATTTAAATCAGCATAATGAGTTGATTTTACAGGTACTGGTCCTATAGGAATATCTGTTGGGAATTGTCCTGGTGCTAATCCTTGTGACCATCCTTGAGGGCTATTATATTCTTTAACTAATTGTGTAGGTGTTGCTCCTTGAGAGGGGTCTGCGTGTACATTACTAGGATTTCCTTCTCCTACATCAAATTGGGTTCCGTTTTCTCCATTTAAATCTTGATAATGTTTTGGATTAGTTGGAACTGGACCATAGGATTTATTATGAACAGAACTATAGTAAGATTCTACTAATTCTTTTGGTGATTTTTGGTTTGGGTCCCCATGTACTTGACTTGGAGCTCCTTTATCAAAAGGAGGACCAGGATTACCATCCATATCTTGGTATTGAGATTGATTAGGTGAAGGATCATATGTTAATTCAGAATCAGAGCTTGCTACTGATTTATTTAACAAAGATACCATATGATCAGGTCCCCCTGTTTCTATTACGAAAGGCCCTTTAAAAGGAGCATCACTAATTGGGGATGTATTTAATACGTCCCTATTATATTTTGTATCAGGAACCCCATTTATATCTTGGTATTTAGATGTTATAGGAAGATCCTTTAATGAATCTGTATGTACATTTGAAGCTTCAGTAATGTGTCTTTGGAATTTTGGTCCTATTTGATCTTCCATTTTCCCTACTGGATCTGTTCCTTGTACTAAGTCGTGTTTTGATTTTAATTCTTTTAATCCCATGTTTTTATTTTTTTATTTTAAGGAAATAATCCCGATGATTTAGTATTAACCATATATACATCTTCACTATTTTTATCAGTTCTTGCAAATACATCATTTTCATTTTGTACTGTAACGTGAGTTTGGGTTGTTTGTCCTCCACCCCCACCTCCTCCTCCTCCATCTGAGTAATTTGTGTTTGAACCTTCAGGTGAAAATGTAGCGTCATTTGCTCTTCTACCTCCTAAATTAGTACCTGCTACTATTGTATCTTTATCATTAAATAAGGTAACTGATCCTTTTTCCATTAATGCTCTCTTTCCATACCCTCCTCCTGCTCCTGGAACATCAGCAAAGTCATCTGCTTTCTTTTGATTTAAAGCAGCATTACCCGCAGCTAAAATACCTACAGAAGCTGCTATTCCTGCTACTACCCCTAAAGGGCCTCTTGAAGCTAAAGAAGTAAAAGAGGCGAATGCTGCTTTTATTATGTAAAACCATGCTACTCCTTTTAATATTTTTCCTAAAATCCCCATTTTATTTAATAAACCAGTTAAGGGGGATATAAAGTCTCCTATTGCTTTTCCTATCAATCCCGCTGTCATAAATATTTTTCCAAAAAAACCTGCTACTGCTGCCATTCCTGATAAAAATTCGCCAACAGGTCCTCCTACTAAATCTAAAAATGTTGTTTTTAATTGTACTATTAAATCATTAAATTCTTCTTGTGCCGCTCTTTGTTCTAACATTTGAGCTGTTTCTTCATCATTATTATCCCTTGCTTCTTGGGCTAAAGCTTTTAAATCAGCTTTTTTCATTAATTGGTTGGATAATTGGTCTGCTGTCATACCAACAGATTTTGCTAATGCTTCTTGTTGTAAGACATTCATCTTACTAAAATCACCAAAATCTCCAACATTTTCATTGATTTCTTCAGTTAGAGTTTCATAATCACCTGTTAATGCTGCTAACCTGGCTTTTTCTAAATTAAGTTGTTTACCTGTTAGTAATTCTGCTTCTAATTCTGCTGATATGGATTCTTCAAAATTAAGCATTGTTTTTCCAGCTGCTGCTACTCCCTCAAGGGTCATACCTAATTCTTGTGCTTTTGCTACTGCTCCTGCTATTCTAGCTGGATCACCCCCCATTTGAGCAGATATTTGCCCTTGTATTTTACCTGAAGCTTCAAGGACCTTTTTTATATCTAATCTAGCTCCATGTTCTGCTTCCATGGCTTTTACTTGACCAATAGCTTCTAACTTTACCTGCTTCATGTCTTTACCAGATCTCAAAGCATGACCAGCAAATCCTGCTATTGATTCTTCGGACATATCCATTAACTTCTGCATACGTCCTGCTTCTAAAACTATATCGTCTCTTATAATTGTAGAAGATGTTCCTAAAGCGTTGTTAACCATATTAAACCCAGCTGACATTTCTGTGCTGGTTATAGCCATTTCGCCACTTGAACGAGCTAAGTCAGTAAAATGATTCCTCATTATTCCTGCTTCTTCTCTAGATACACCTAAACCTTTTCCTAAAGCTGTAACTTGTTTATCGAATTCAAATCCTGCTTTTATTGCTGCTATAATCCATACAAATGGATCTGTCATGTGTTTTTTTAATTGAGCCCCTACGGTTTTTAAACCCACACCCATAACACCAATTTGAGATGCCCCTCCTGCTGCGGCATCCTCCATTTCTTTCATGGCCTCATTGGTATCTAACATATCTCCTAATATAGGAATTTGGGATATTCCTTTTAAAGCAGTACCTAAGGAACCTGTTTTAGCATCTATGTCTTTCCTTTTTGTCTTTTCTTTCTCTAATTCTTGGTTTAATTTTTGAGCTATACCTAATTGATCTTGTGCTACTTTTAATCTATCTTTATCCTTCTTTGATGTAGCATCTTTTAGAAGTTTTGTTTCTTTTTCTAACTTAAATATAGTTTGGGCAGAAAGTAATATGTCCCTCTTTATATCTTTTTCTTTCCTTACAGCGTCTGCCCCAGCATTTTGACTAGCTAAAACCTGCTGGCCCATTTTCTGTAATTGTTTTGATATATTTAAAGATTCTCGCTCTTCAGTGGTTAATTTAGATCTTACATTTAAGGCATCCTTAAGGTAATCTAACATTTGACCCTGATTTTTTACATCAATAGCATCAAATGCAGATGATTCTTCTGCTGCTTTAGATTTCTTTTTCTTTTTGGCCATGTATAGTAAGTGTTATTCCGGTATAAATATAAAAAACAAAAGCATCTTGCGATGCTTTTATTAAAAGTTGTATGTGGATGAGGGATTAATATTTGGTGAATGAATTTTATCATCTCCTATATTAGATCTCCCTTGTTGTTTATCTATTTCTTCCTGTTGTTTTTTATTAAATTCGTTAATCTTATTAATATGAAAGGATCTCATCCAAACAGGCATATTATATACTTCCGAGTGTAGAAACCCACCGCCTCCATGGTACACTAAGTCGTGAATCTGAGCGAACATTATGTTCCTATAGCTCGGCGTCAGGCCAAAAAAAGTTGGCAGTAATGGGTATTGTTAACGTCTCGAAGTCACCATTACTAGCTTCGCGTTCAAAGGTTAAATCTGTGTCTGGTTGGATTTCATTAATATATTGCCTTAATGCTCTAGCATCTCTAGCTAATAATCCTTTATCTACAAATTCTCTAATTGTCTTTTTTTCTGAATCACCATTCACAGAATTAATAATATATTTCATACGAGTAGATAATTCTGGATTTGATTTTTTATTAATCTTTTTTAATCCTTTAATTTCTTTAGTTACTGCTATATCTCTTCCATGTGTCATAAAACTAAATGTTATTTCTATTTTAGAAGTTGGTAAAGTGTAAGAAAAAATATTTGATTTAGCATTTTGGACTTCTTCATGTAGGGGTTTATCTTCTATTGTAGTAAGATCAACTGAGTGGTTTTCTCCCTCATATTTAAAAGTATAATCACTACCATATCCTAAAATACGTGCTGCTATTAATATAGCATTTTTATCACCTATTAATAAATCATCATAATTAATAGGTGTTACTATTAAAGATTTTATTAGTCTATCTATTACTGATCCATCTTTTATGTAATTTTGATTAGTTAATATGTCTTCCTCTAAAGCTGTCATATACTTCATTTCTATGGTTCCTTTAGATAAGGGTGATTTTGGGTCATACAATATCCCAGTTGATGGTAGTGTTACTTCTTCTGTAGGATATTGAAATTTGTTTTCTGTTTGTTGCATGTTTTCCATAACGTTATTTATTTATTAAAACTAGTTCAGATATACATATATGTAGAATAGAAAAAGCGCCAAAAATAGGCGCTTTTCTTTATATAAATGTTGATTCTATTAGTAATTCAAGATGGCGTAATCCATTCTAATAGTAATTGAAATATTTGCTGGTGTGTCTGAAGCCCAATCAAAATCTCCAAAGTTAGCTGCTTTTACATAAGCTCCTTTACAAATCCATTCTTCAACAACATCACCTACAGGACCTAATGCATTAAATCTAATGTCTTTTTTATAGAAATCAGAATAACCATCTCTACCTGTTACAGATTCGTGAGATAATCTAACCCATTCCATTACTGCTTGTGCACCTGATGGTGTTACTGGATCATAAAGATCGGCTGTGATGTCTTGCCAATCAGCTTTTCCTTTCAATTTTCTTTTCACGTTAATGTGGTCAAGAGTTACATCATTGAATGAAATATTTGGTCTACCTACTTTTTTTACTATAAATGCTGGAATTCCATCGATGTACATTACAAACCTATTTTGTAATTTAGGTTCGAATGCTGTGAACATCATTTCGTTTGTATTTAATATTGCCATCTTTTTATGTTGTTTTTATTGTTCTATTATAAATATAATCTTTTTCTATTTTTATGCAGGGAATGTTGCTCCTGTTGGTAAAATGTTAAAGTCTAAGATTATATATTCAGCTGTTTTAGTTGGTTGTAAGAAAATACCACCTACTAATTGATTTCTATCAACAACATCTGGTGTATTATTACTTTCATCCATTTGTACTCTAAATGCATATAATCCTTGTCTTTGTTGTACTGATTCTAAGTAAGGATTAACTATATTTAAGAATCTATTTCTTGTTGCTGTTGTATTTTGTTCGAATACTAAGTATTTCGAAGAACTTGCAATAAATTTCTTAAGTGCAATTAATAATCTTCTAACATTAATTCTATCAAGAGCTGTTGATCTTGATTGTAATGTTTTCTGACCCCAAATAACTGGATTTCCTATTCCAGGGAACGTTGCTATTGGGTTAATTTTATTATCATATAATTTATCTCTTTCAGCTTGGTTTAATCTTATTTTAGCTTCCATTACACTACCTAATATACCTCTATTTAAACCTGCTGGTGCAAACCATTCTGCTGCAATTGCATCTGAAGCTGCTATTGCTCCTGGTACAATTACTGATGGCGGTACTAATATTGGCTTATTAGCGGCAGTATCTAGTACTTTAACCCATGGATAATAAACTGCAGCGTAGTTGCTGTCTAAACCAGATACTGTTGATACTGCGCTATTTACTGAAGCATCTACTTGTGCTAAATCCATTACAAAGAAGCAATCTCCTCTATCTTCTGCCATTTCAACTGTGTAGTTTGTAACTAAAGGATGAAGTCCATGTATAATACCTGGTACAGCTACCATATTAATATCATATTCGTCTTGGTTTGAAATAATATCTATTGCTTTTTTATACCCTAAATACCCCTTTTTTGTAGGTGAACTAAAATCAAATCCATATAAATTACTTCCGTTTGTATAAGCAGTTGCTAATGTTGTTTCTGATCCTGTAAATTTAACTATATCTGGTCTTAATCCATCTTCACCTCCTTGAAAAGGAACTGAGAATTTTAATTGGTTAGCTGTTGGTCCTGTTGAACCATCTGATGATATTGATTGGCTTAATGAACCTGTCCATAAACTTGAACTTTTATGTCCATGATGATTTTCTACATTAAAGTGTTTTGATATATTACTTTCTAATGTAGATGGTAATGGTTTTATCCAATTTATATTTTCTGTAGATTTATCATCAAATTTCCACCCTAAATATCCTTTACTTGAATAATTTGTTCCTATTACCTGTGTTCCTTCGTAAGATGCTGATGGGAAGACACAATTCATACTTAATGATGCTGTTGCTATTGGATTATATACTGCTTTAAATCCTTTTGGAGACAATTTAGGTGTGTAAGCTTTTGAACTTACTGATTCTGCAACTTCTACTCTAACATAATCAGATATATTTGTGTAAAAACCTAATATTTCTACTTTATCTAAAGTATCATTATATTGTGGGTATTTGTCTCCAATTTTTCTACAGATATAATTTGGACTATCTGGATCTAAATTTACATTAGAATATGTTTCTACTGGTTTTTGTGATCCGTCTGTGTCATTAAATTTTCTTATTGAAACTGTAAAAGTTGAGTATTGTTTTTTACCATCTATATCTGCTGGTTCTTTTAAATTTGAAACAGATGCTTTATAATCCATATTACATGAAGTACCATGAGCTATTGTATGTAATTTAAATAAATCTTTTCCGTTTCCGTTTTGAAGTTGTGATTGAATCCAAGGTGTAGAAGCATATGAGTATCCTTCTGATTGTCCTATATTTCCATTAAAAGTTAAATTACTTGATTGTGAAACTATATATAATGAACTACCTGAAGTTAAATGTCCAAACCCTGAAGCTGAAGGGTATCCTGATATACTAGTATTAGCTACTCCTGTTACTAAAGATGTTTGTAATGACTCAAAATTATTATACATGTATCCTGCTGATCCTGAATATATAATAACTCCTGTTTTACTAGTATTTGCGTTATATCCTAATTGATCTGGAAGATATTGAGCACTAGCTGGATTTATTGATGCTGAATAGTTTTGTGTTGCTATTGAAGTTCCTGCTAATGTTAAAGCAAAATTAGTATTTAATGTTTTACCTCCACCTACAATACCTTCCAACAATGAACTTTGTAAACTTGGTTTAGATACTTGTTTAGATGGGAAAATTGTTGCGACAATTAGACCTTTATTAGCATGGGTAAATGATCCTGTTTTTGCTGCTAAACAGAAAAATTCATTTGTTCCGTTATCATATGTATAACCTCCTCCTGCTAATACTCTTGTTACAGTTACAGAGCCTGCTGCTCCTAAATATTCTTTTACTGTTTGAGGTACAAATGTTTCTGTTGATAAGTCTCCAAATTTTTTCGTGTATTCTCCAAAACTACTTACTACTGTTGGTACGAATGCTGGTCCTTTAACTGTTGGTCCGATAATAGCGGCCCCTATTTGTCCTATTCCTTGAGGTAAATAAGAAAGATCATTTTCTCTCGTAAATACTCCTGGTGAAATTATTTGTTCTGCCATCTTTTTATTTTGTTTAAAATTATGTTAGGTCTTAATTAGGTGTTGTTCCTATATAAATATGAAGGAGAATTACAAACCAAACCAAAACAGGCGATTAAGTATAAAAACCTAATCGCCAATAAATATAATAGTATTTTGTAAGAGGTTACTTAGTTGGAGTGAATTCTCCTGTTTCAATATTTAAACTACCTATTCCATATTTCTTTGAAAAACTGTCAGCTAAAGTTGTTTCTTCAGTTTCAATAGATGTTAAATTTTGTTTTAATTCTTCTAATCTACTTTCTAATTGCATTTCAGAAAGTTTTAATTGACCTAATTGAAATACTACTGATTGAGTTTTATTTTGTAATTCAGTAATTGAATTTATTTCTTCTTGAGTAAATTTAATTGGTTGTCCTGATACTTCTGAAGGTGTTGGTAATTTTTCTTTTGTTTTTACTGCCATAACTTAAATTTTATTAATAATTATTTATTGTTCCTATATACATATATGCGAAGGATAAAAACATTAATTTTTTAATTCATTTATTTGTTTTTGTAAATCTATTATATATAATGTTAATTCTTCAACTTTTTCAAGTAATTTCATGTCTCTATCTCCTACTGATAATTCTTCCCATCCTTTTTTATCTTCTCTTGAAGGTATATTAGGTAAATGTTTTGATGATATAATATATTCTTCTACTTCAGATAAAGGTTTTAATGTATATTCAGGTTCAAATACATAATCAGGCACATTTAAATTTGTTCCATCATCATTAAATTGTTTGGCATAAACCACTCCACTTGAACTTATATTAAAAGGAAAATATACAGGTGCAGTGTTTAAAAGTGGGTTTATTTCCATGAAGGATATAAGTCCTTCTCTTCCTTTTAATTCATATTCTGCTATACCTGAAGGGATGGGAGATACTTTAAATTCTAAATTACCTATAACCCCCTCACCTGAGGCGTGTTTTATTGTTGATGTTATTTGAGCTACACTAGCTGATGTTACATATTTTTGGAGGGGATCATCTATTGCATGTATTGCATCTAATTTATTTAAGGATTCATCTACCCAATTTATTGTTCCTATTGTTTCCCCTTCTTTTGCAAATATAGGTTCTTCAAAAGTTCCTGGAGTATAAGATAATTGAATTATTCCCCCTATAGATTCAGAAGCTGCTGTTCCTGAGTATTTTTTAGCTGATAATCTACCATCTGATTCAAATATTAATTCTCTTACTCCATCTTCTGATCTAACTTTAAAACCATCTGATTTAATGTCAAATTTAGTTTTTGGGTTTGTTGTTCCAAATCCTAATCTTCCTTGGCCCCCTATTCCTCCTGAAGCATATAATATTGTTCTTTCACTTGAACCTGATTGGGCTAATGAAGAAGTACCTACAGACATTTTAAAAGATATATTATCTAAATTATCAATCCCCATAAACATAGAAGCAGAAGCTCGTATAAGTGAGGGACCTATAGGCATGTTTTCACTACCTGATCCATCTGATAATGTTTGTTTTTTAGTTCCTAAATCAGGATGAAGAGATCCTGTGTAAAAAGTAGGTTCTGATACTCCTCCTCTATAATGGATGTAATGTAATGAACAAGTATAATTATCTATAAATCCTGTAGATGGGTCTTCTTCATCTTGGTGTTTACTTGTAGATAAATGTCCTGTTAAATATTGGTTAGAACCTGTAATTATATTAAATATGGCATTTCTTATTTCTAATGCTGTTTGTCCTTTTGTATATTCTATATCTCTATAATATGCTATTGCATTTCCAGAAGCTGTTGCATATAAACTTCCAGAATCTACTCTACTTCCCGATACAAATTTTTTAGGAATACCCCCAATATCATCATCTCCATTATTAGTAAATAATTGTTCAGAATCAAAATGAGATGCTGTGTAAAATCTTATATAATATTCCCAAGCTTGATTTAGATTATTTACATCTTGTCCTGCTCCACGACTACCACTTATTAATTCAAATTTTATATAAGGTTGAAGTCCTGAATTAGTTATAAGATTTTCTGAAATTGTACGAGGTATAATAATATTATAAGAAGCATTATCAGAAGGGGCTGACCCTGTGTCTGTATAATAAGATTCTGAAGGGTAATATCTTATACCATCTATATCTATATCTATTATAGGGGATACTGTTTTATTTGTATATTGTCTTGCCATGTTTTATTATTTTTAATT